TGGTTCTGATGACGGTCTTGGATCATAGCATGGCATAATAAAACTCCTTATTGATGGATGGTGTTGCGATACTATCACAGGCAACAGGTAATGCAACTGTTTTTTACATGTTCCAAAGCGGGTCTGGATCGCTCACGTAGTACCCGTTTTCAGCCGAACGGCGCTGGATAAAGGCGTAGAAGTCGCTGAATTCCGCAGCCGACATAACCTGGCGCTTGCCCTCATGGTCTGTTGTAGTTGTCCTGATTGGGCGCTTGTGCTTCTGGCCCATGATGAAATACTCATCCCATCCGAAGTATTCCCCGCAGAAGTATTCGTGCAGGTCATCTTTGTCGTTGCCTGTTTGCTCCCGCAGCTCAACATAAGCCACCCCGAATAGGGCATGATTTTGTTTATTGGTTCTGGACTTTTTGAGTGGCTCTATGTCGATCTGCCACGGCTTGTCATCCGGCAACCTATCGATAAAGGCCAGCATGTTATCCTTGACCCGTTGGCGGTTTGAATCGACATTCAGGCAGAATCTAGGCATTGGGTTTCCTTTTGGCAAAAAGCTCCGTAACTCGCGCCGCCACCAGATCGGCTATCCGCTTTGCCGTTTCCCGCATGTCGGCTATGGCCTTTGCTCGGTCATTGCGGAACGGCATAGCCGCTATGGTCTGTGCCTGGGCTTCAACGTACCGATCAAAGCACTCTTTTTTGTGCTGTTCGGAATATGTGAACCCAAGTGCTTCGCAGTGTTTGCAGCCCATCAGAACACCTCGAAAGACCAACCGCCGCCGGCTTTCTTTGTCTGCTTTTTGGCGGCAATAAACCGGAACGGGAACAGCTCTGACGCGACCTTGATCTTTATTTTTGCATCATCCCGCCAGAATCCCTTTACCTCGTGAAACTCCATTTCCCCGCTTTTTACCATCACGGCAAAATCAGGGGTATAGCGTGTGTCGTGTGCCAGCTTAAAAGTGATCCCTTCAAATTTGTACCACAGGATAGCCCCTGACAACTTCAGCGCTTCAAGCCGTCCGGCGTATGCTGATTCGGTTGAGTTCATCACTCCGGCTTTTAACCGGCCAAGGGCGAGAATCTTTCGGTTCATTTTTTCATCCCCTTAATTGTGATTAAGCCTAATTCTATCCAGACCATTTGAGTCTCTGCCAATGCCCTCAAATAATCCGATGCCGGAACATCCCAACGATAAGCGCCATCAATAAACGCATGACATGACGAACAGGCAAAAACAGCCATATTATCAGGCGATTTCATCCCTACGCCTTTATGGCCACAAGGCAGGTGAGCAAGTACCGTTGTCTCGCTGTTGTAATTGCAAATCGCAGTGATCCGCAATGTACACTCCTGTCCCCTTGCGCTATCCCTTAGTTCTTTGCTGATTACTCGCATGGATCACCTCGCTATCGAACATGTCTGGCTGTAGTTCATCGCTTGTTGCTTCCCTTACTTTTACTGTTTTTCCGTACTTTGATTTGATAAACTCCTGATAATTCATTGCATAAACTCCGGTTGTAAGGAGTTTTGACTATACATTAAACGCCTTGCCTGTTGCAACTCTAATTGCAGGATTTTAATAGTTGCATTTGCCTGCTTTAACTGATCGTGCATTTTCTCGCTGTTTTTCCTGTTCCCCCTTTTGAGTGATTGTAGCCTTTGGCAGCTTACGCACCTGAAGTTAGACAGGTATCGCGAAGTGTCCCCGCATTTTTTACATGGCTGCGCCTCGAATGTCTCTGCCATGTTAAATCAGCCTTTGCTGCCATGGCGCATGTATCGGATGTAAAAGCCATAGAACCTTTCGTTCTGTTATCGGGCATTCTCGCTTGTCGCTGTCTGGCATTTCTATAAGGTCGCCGTCTTTGACCATTGGCGTTATCAGTCCTGACACGGTGGCTGTGTCGATTGTGAGGGCGTTTGATATTTGCCTACGGCTTGCGCCCTTTGAGCAAAATCGCATGTAGTGGAGTATCCGTCCTCTTTCTGTGGTCAAGTCTTCCGAATAGTAAGCATCGATGCTGCTTTCCCTTACTCTGGTTTTCATGGATTCACCCCCTGAACCTTGCAGGACTTCGGTTGATCGGCGGCATTGTGTGCTGCGATTAACCTGTCGCCCTGGATGTGCTGGATAACGTCGCAGCCGCGCACGGTGACAATGACAGTTTGGATGGCTGGCTGGGTTTGCTGTGGCGTTTCTTTCCACTCAACGTCAAACATCCAAAAAAGGATAGCCACAAAAAATATAAAACAGATCCACTCGCCCCAACTCATACCCCACCGCCGTATATGTCGCTTTTGAGTTTCAGTTGCTGGCCGACAAGCCTCTTGCACGCACGCAGCACATTAAGTTCCTCGAAAACGTGCAGAGGTCTTTTGCCACACTCAAATGCGCTGTACGATGTTATTGGCATCTTGCACTCGCCAGCCATGAACGACTGTGTCTGGTTGCGTAACAGCCGGATTGCTTTTGCTGTTCGCGCAAGGTCAGCGAGGCTTGACGGCTTGAAGTTTTCAAGTTCATCAGTAAGAAATCCGCTCATATCAACCCCCTGCCTTAACGGTGTTTCCACACGCCACAATCAAATTCACTGGTACAAACTCAAACTCGTTGTGATCTGTAACAACTATCGCATAACACCTGTTGTCAGCAGCCCTGCAATAACCATCCACATAACCAAATTTCCACTCGTGCTGTGTCATTGGTTGGTTTATTTTGCACCCATCTCTTAGTTTCACTCTAGTTTTCATGCTGCACCCCCTGCCTTGGCGATGGCATCGCAGTCGTCATACATATCCCATTCAGGCGCAACTGACTCAACAGCAGTGCGTAGGTCATACAGCGTGCAGCAGTCGCCATCAGCAAGATCCAGATTTTCACGCAGCGTTATTTTCGCAGCAGCCAGCAGCTCGTCGCGCTGTTTGATTAGCTCCTCTGTCATTCGACACAGCTCAAGCAAGGCGTTGTTATCTACTCTGCAAGTGCCATGCAATCCACCACCGTCATTATTCCGAGTGTATTGCCCGCGAAGTATGTCTATTAAATCAGGTGCGTGTTGTGTGTTCATGTCTCTATCTCCTATGAAGGTCTGGCCATGATACACAATGCAACGCAGGTTGCAAGTGGTTATGCAATTATTTTTAATAATCTCCTGCTGACTTCCTTGGTGGTGGGGGGGTATACCCGCCGGCAATTGAATCAAACCGGCTAAGGTCGCCCCTGTGGACAAGCACACAATCCCCTGGCTTCGCGTGCCGATGCTTTGCCACTACCACTTTACTAATCCCGTCCTCGGGCGATTTGGTGACGAATACCACGACATCGGCATCCTGTTCAATTTCGCCCGAATCCCGCAAATCTGATAACCTTGGGTCTCGCTCTGTTTTGTCTATTTCACGGTTAAGCTGGGCAAGCACGATCACAGGGATATTGAGTTCTTTGGCCATCTCCTTGCACTGCCTGCTGATTTCGCCCAGCTCCTGTGACCGCGTGGACTGCTTTGTCGATGTTGTTCGCACAAGCCCGATATAGTCCAGTACCACCATTCCGATTTTGTTCATGCGATGCTGGAATCTGGCAATGGATCTGATCTGGCCAATGCCAAGTCCACCACGATCGCAGACGTATATCGGCATCCCCTTGATTTTTGTCGCCCCTACGGTTATCTGGGATGAGTGATCCCCTATCTGGCCGGTGTCGATGGCCGATAATGGGACGCGACCAACGCTTGATAGCATTCGGCGGGTAAGCTCAAGCGCCGACATTTCAAGGCTAAAAACAAGGGACGGAGCGGTATGGCACACGTTTTCGGCTATGTTCATTGCCAGCGTGGTTTTTCCGGTTCCAGGGCGTCCAGCAATGACAACCATGTGACCGCCTCGCATTCCGCATAGTATTCTGTCTAGGTCTGGATAGCCGCATAGCAACCCGCTCACCCCTCCGCCAGCGTCTATCCTGGCGGTTATGTCAGCGATCAGGGATGGTATGTGGTCTGCGATCTTGAGTACGTCTATCGGCTTCAGGTAGTCCGCAACCTTGGATATTGCTTGCTGGGTGTCGTTTATCAGGTCTTGGGGGTTGCTTGTCTTGCTGATCGATGCCAGCGAATTATGCAGAGTTTGCCGGTATGCCCTTAGCTGGGCAAGCTGCCTGACTGAGCTGGCGAAGGTGTCAACATTGCTTGACCCAACGGCGCGGCGCTGGATATCTGCCGCCTCTGGCAGCGTCATTTGACCGCCTGACAGTGTTTCCCGCTTGGCTGACAGGGTGATTATGTCAACGGCAAGGCCGGATGCCCTGACGGCCATAATCAGGAAAAACAGGTCACGGCATACCTGATCGGTAAAGTCGTTAGGGTGAACCACTGAGCAAACCGACTCGATGCAGTTGTTGTCCAGTATCATCGCCCCGATGCAGTATTGCTCGGCTTCCTTGTTTGCCAAGTCAGTCATAGCTCCCCTCCAGAACCTTTACGAATTTGCTCTTTGTCACAAGGAAGTCAAAATCAGCCCTCCAGTCAGTTTTCCTGCCCATGATGAAATCGCTTTTGCTGGCTTGCTCAAAGTATGCATCCCAGAAGTCGAGTCCAATGTAACTGGGTTTTAGGCTACAGCATGATCTGATTGATGCCTTTCGCTTGTCGGTCAATAGCTTGACCATTGGTAGGGATGGCAGTATCCGATGGTACAGGTCGATAATGGCTTGGTAGTCTGGTTGTTTCTTTTCCGGCTTGTAATCTCCAGATGACGAAGGTGTTTTATCTATTGGTTCTTGGTTCTGGTTCTGGTTCTGGTTAGCATTGCGTTCGCTATGCGTTGGCAATGCGTTCGCATAGTCTTTTTTCCAGCGTTTACTAGCTGACTCCTTTGCCTTATCTGATTTTGCGTGATATTTAGCAATTTCAATCATTGACCGCTTGTTAATCCATTCGCCATTTTCTAGCGTGAAAAACTCGCGCAATACGGTCGCAATGCGTTCGCAATGCGTTCGCATACGGATAAGTCTAGCTATTTCGTCTACCGATTCAGGCAGGTTTATTTCATTGAGATACACATAATCAAGCATCCGGCGGTATGCCAAGTCTTCCAGGTCGTCAAGGTGCTGTGTGTGGCTTGCGTAGTCGCCAACATGGAACGGGTAGTGGTGCATCAGATACCATACCTTGCAGCAATGCGCCTGATTGCTCGCTGATACTGTTCTGGCGTGTGGTTAGGATGCTTGGCTATCCACGTCCGCTTTGCGGATTCGTAGCCAGAGTAGTCAGGTTGTTTCATTTGTCGATCCCCGAGATAACCCCCAAGATAAAAGGCCACCACGTCCCAAGACCTCGGGGGACATCAACCTACAAGAGCAACCAAGTAGGCGGGACGGGTGACGGCCCCCATCACTGAGCGCCTGGCAATACCTTACCATCATTTTTTTTGAATGCAAGCGCAAAAACACCTTGCGCGGCATTTGTTTTGTGGTAATCTGCACACTCTTAAACGGCTTCCAGCGGCTTAACTCCCCGCGAAGGCGCTGGGTTGCCACCAGCGGGAAGGTATCGGCATGACGCAGGGGAAAGACCCTGAACACTACAGACTAGCGGCGATTGACCGAGGCTGAACACTCGGATTCGTTCAGGAACCCCATAATTAGCTTGGGGACAGTCGCCAGCCGTGTGTAGCGTAACGCGCCTTGGTCAGCACAGACCGCCGCACAATCGAACCCGCTCACAAGGCGGGTTTTTTATTCCCGTTTTTTGTGTATACTATCAGGGCGCAAGGTTCGTGCCTCGACCTGTTGGGGGCTGTCGCACCCGCGCAACCGCGACCAGAAACCCCGCTTTCGGGCGGGAGTGACTGCACAAGGAGACAAACCGATGGCAACCGACGTAAACTCAGACGTGATATTTATCGGGGCAATGCTGATATCTGGCCTTGTGGCCGTTGGCGCTTTGCTGTACGCGGTCATCCGCGATGCCCAGGATGACCCTCTCGATGGGGACGATGACTACAGGCCGATGCTATGACCACCTCAAAACCAAAGGCAGGCACGCCAAAGGCAAAGACCACCAAGGCTAAAGCAAAGGCTAAAGCGCCAAAGACGCCAAAGCCAAAGGGAAGGCCATCAAGCTATACCGTAGAGGTGGGGAACACCATTTGCCTACGCCTTGTAGAACTGGGGTCACTGCGCAAGGTATGCCAAGCTAAAGACATGCCAGAAAAGACCACAGTATTCAGGTGGCTTTCAAAATCAGAGGGCGAAAACCCTGATCCCGCAATGGTAGATTTCCGCAACCAATACGCGCGCGCCCGTAAATTGTCGAGGGAATTCCAGTTCGATGAACACTGGGAAGACGTGGAAAAAATGGCGCAAGTTCCCGTGTTGGTCGATGACGTTCCGCTTGTGGTCGATGGGAAGGTTGTTACCCATGTAACCCCGCAGTCTGTCGCCCTTGCCCGTTTGAAGCATGACGCATGGAAGTGGCAGGCCAGCAAGGAAGATCCCAAAAAGTACGGCGACAAGATCACACAGGAAGTGGTTGGGGCTGGTGGCGGGGCGGTGCAGGTTGAGCATACCGTAGACCCCACAAAGCTATCCAGTTCGGCGCTCACTGAATTACTGGCCGCTCGTGTCAGCCCAAATCCAGCTAACTGATGCCGACTGGATTGCCATAGAGCGGGAGGCGTGCAGGCGCTCACTGGCTACGTTTGTCCGGCAGGCATGGCATGTTATAGAGCCTGCCCAGCCATATATCCACGGATGGCACATTGACGCGGTATGCGCCCACCTTGAGGCGGTTACCCGTGGTGAGATAATCCGGCTGCTGATAAATATCCCCCCTGGGACAATGAAATCCCTTCTGGTGTCGGTATTCTGGCCGGCGTGGGAATGGGGGGCGTGCGGTATGCCGTCTACTCGGTACGTGGCGGCCAGTCATTCGCAGGAATTTGCCATCCGAGACACGCTGAAAATGCGCCGGCTTGTTTCGTCCGACTGGTATCAGCGGCTATGGCCGACACCATTGACCAAGGATCAGAACGAAAAGACCAAATTCGAGAATCAGGAAACCGGCTTCCGGCAGGCGATGGCAATGTCCAGCCTAACCGGCACAAGGGGAGACAGGGTCATCATTGATGACCCACATAGCATCGAGGGGGCGATAAGCGACGCAGACCGGAACAGGACGCTGCGGGTATTTCAGGAAACAGTTCCCAGCCGGTTAAACAACCCAGACAGATCAGCGATAATCGTTGTCATGCAGCGAATCCACGAGCAAGACGTGTCTGGATTTATCCTGGCAGATGAGGGAAATCACGGGTACACCCACCTGATGATGCCTATGGAATTTGAGCCAGAAAGGCGGTGTGACTCGATTCTGTACCCAGACCCTCGCACCTATGACGGGGAGTTGCTATTCCCTGACAGGTTCAACCGTGAGACTGTGGACAGGGACAAGCGATTGATGGGGAGCCATGCCGTGGCCGGCCAGTTCCAGCAGCGACCAAGCCCAAGGGGTGGCGGCCTTATCCGTGGCCAGTGGTTCGGACGGTATGAGATACCGCCAAAGATGAAAGTCAGAATGGTGTTTGCCGACACCGCCCAAAAGACCAAGGAGCGACATGATTACAGTGTGTTCGAGTGTTGGGGGCATGGTGAAGACGGCAAGATATACCTTCTGGATATGATCCGTGGCAAGTGGGAAGCGCCGGAACTGAAACGTCGTGCGGCTGACTTTTGGGCAAAGCACCCAGGGTGCCGGAAAATGGGCGTAGAAGACAAGGCCAGCGGCACAGGGCTGATTCAGGAACTCAAGACGGCAGACAAAATCCCGGTATTTGCCATCCAGCGGAACACTGACAAGACCACCCGGGTAATGGATGCCGCGCCACATATCGAGGCCGGCTATGTTATGATACCGGCTGACGCTCCGTGGGTGTCTGACTTCATTGCCGAGTGCGAAGCGTTCACGGCAGACGATAGCCATGCCAACGATGACCAGATTGATCCGATGTGCGATGCCATCAAGGAATTTCTGCAAACCAAACGCAGGGGATTTTATGCGTAATCCATTCAGGCGCAAGCCAAAGCCGGAAGTTCCGGCAGTCAGTAAGCCGGAAGCCCCAGCGGAAAAGCGTGGAGGTTTCTACACTGCCGACCATTTGAAAGGCGTAGACCGGGACACGCTATGGCAAACCATCCAGGCTATGGCGTTCCAGCGACGGCATAAAGATTTGCGCATTGCCGCTTTAGGGAGTCCGACGGGCATGGATGCTGCCCCTAACAGCCTAAATGCTTTGGGGTCTGCGTATGGGTTCGGCACTATCGGCGTGCCTGATGCACAGGCTGGGTGGTACGCTTCACAGACGTTCATCGGCTACCAGATGATGGGCCTAATTGCCCAGCACTGGCTTGTGGACAAGGCCGTTACCATGCCTGCCCGTGACGCTATCCGCAATGGCTACGAGCTGTCATTCAACGGCGGGGAGGATATACCCCCCGACACAATGGAAAAGATACGCAAGGCAGACCGGCGGCTAAAGGTCAAGATGAACCTTATCCAGTTTGCCCGCATGAATCGGGTTTTTGGCATCCGCGCGGCCGTGTTCAAGGTCGAGTCGCCTGATCCAGATTATTACCTGAAGCCATTCAACCCAGACGGGGTAATCCCTGGGTCATACAAGGGCATTGTTCAGGTT